AGACGAGACCCTTGCCGAATTTAGACAAAGGGTTAAAACGCTGATTCAACAGGTGTTCGGTTTTGTTGCGAATGTTGGTCATATTGAAGAATGTTGGATGAACAACTGATGAAGATTAAAACAGATTTCGTAACCAATTCATCTTCATCATCATTTATCGTTGCATTCCCGAAAAAAGTAAAAACCATTGAAGATGTTGAGCAATACATGGCTTCCAGATATGCAAAGACTGTATTCAAAGACGCTATGAATCAAAAACCAATGCGAATCAAAAATTCAACAACACGGTCTATTGCTGAAGAAATCACTCATGGACATGTTCATGATAGAATCCCACTTAACGATCCTCGTCTCGAAGATACTTTCTCATGGAGGGGGGAAGAAGCTCTTGCTCAAAGAGAGGGAGCCACCAAAGCAGAAATGAGAGATAACTCTCAATGGCGAAGTATCTTTTGGGATGAGCAACATTTAAAACAAAACTCTGCCTCTTTCATTGTAGCAGACGAATTTGTGGAGAAATTACCTGATGGGTCTTACATCTATATATTCAACTATGGTGACGAGGATGGAGAATATTATTCAGAACTGGAGCACAACGATATTTTCAGGCAGCTCCCGTCAATCCACGTTAGTAAACACTAGAATTAACTTACGAGGGGAGAAGACGCTTATGAGCGATCATGTTACCGAAGACCCCGATCGAATGACACAAGATGATTGGGACATTGCACATCAAAATGAAAGTGTTGAAAATTATATGACCCTTGAATTTGTTGCAATTCCGCCTTATTTCGATATAATGAATTACTTAAGTCTCCGTGAACAGGCCGGCATTTTCAGTACCAAAAACATCAACCTCAAACATCTTCAAATTATCGCAGAGGGTGTAAAGGCATCTCCGGTATTTTCAATGCTCAACAATATCAGAATCAAACCTGTAACATGTATGTATTTTCTTAAAATCATACATGAACTGGATTTGGTATTGAAAACTCTTTATAATCCCATGCGAAATCAAATGGACCGGTATCTTGAGGGGTTTGAAGAAAGGGGAAGTGCTTACATCAAAGGGCAACATGCTAAGACGGTGAACTTTACCATCGTTAATATTTTCCCACTGATGAATGAGGAAGTTATTTCTGAAGCAATGACCATTGCAGGTCAAGTTCAAGAATATCAAACTGAGGTCGATAAAACATTGAAAAACCTCAAAGCTATTTGAAGGGAGAAAGGATGAAGTGTAAATTACCTGGTTGCAATAAAGAAGCAAGGCGAAAGTTTTGTTGCAACAGACATAAAGACAAGTGGCATAATTGGAATAATCCTCGGGGGAAGTTCTCCCATCTTCATCCAGATAATGAGGAAGACTTGTGGCAAATGGATACGCCCCACCCGTTTAGCGGGGAAGGTATTGGGCAAGATTAACGACGAAAAAAAGACCTGGTTGGATTTCTCCTTCCAGGTCTTTTTTTGGTTCTAATTATTGAATAAAGAAGTTCAGTTCAATTTGTTCAACAACTCTGGTTGGTTGTAGAATAATATTAACATGGAATTTCTTAGTTTTTCTTTCGTAGTCAGATGCACCGACTTCTACTGAATAACTATCCAAACCTCTTTTGTTTTTGATGACTTCAAGGAAATCAACAATTGAAGAAGAAACTTGTGTCCATGTGATCTGATCATTTTGTTCAAATATGAAGAAACGACAGAACTGCTCAATCGCTCTCTTGCAATATAGAACAAGTCTTACAATATTCAGATCTTGTAGAGCACTAGCTTTCGCCTGTGATGTTAATTGTCCCCAAACAACATACCCAGCTGAAAACTTAACAATTGGGTTTAGCTGTTTTAGATACATTTGATCACGTTGACCCAATCTTGGATTATATCTCAATTCCTTAATTGAATCAATTGCACCCCTGTTGAATCCTGCAGCAGCAAACCACAATTCTGCTACATTGTCATTTCTTGGAATCAAGTATGACATATGATAAACAGGTGAGAACCAAATGTCTTCACCAGTAAATGCATCTGATACCTTATTGTAACATTCGTACAGAGCAACATAGAAGTTATTGAATGTATTTACATTGGTTCTTGTTGATAGTGCTAAGTTTACAGACGCGTTATCACCATTATCAAGAATACCAACACAGTCACGTCTTGTTGTACACAAAGTACTAATTGCAGTTTTAACATCTGCTGGATACCCTGCATCATAAACAAGAGTGAAGTAAATATTTTCTGTATCTAGAATTGTATCTTCAACATTACCATTTGTTGGATTTGTTAATAGTCCAGAATACCCCTGCTCAAGTAGAGTTTCAGCTTCAGCAGTATCAAGACTACCATCAGCTTGAACAAGTGATCCTTCAGAACCTTTTCTTAATGGTACAGGTTCAGAAGAAACAAATGCAGTTGAAACACTTGTTTTTGAAGCTTTAATTTCATATGATGCCGCTGATAATACATCAAAACTTGAAACTGCTCCATTCCATCCTTGAGTTCCGGCTGTTAGCATTCTATCTGGAAAAACATTTATTGTTTCACCATCATCACCGCCTGAAGCTCCTAACCAACCCCAGATTTCATTGCCTTTTGCATCTTTAACAATTGCAACATAAGCAGAATTTCCTGTTTCTGGATTAGTTTCCCAATCACTGAAATCTTGCTTATTGTCTGACAATGTGGCAGATCCAGCAGTTAAGACAGCTGCGGTTGTTCCAATATCTTTATCGTACACCTTAGATATTAACTTATAACCATCAGTATATTCACCACTGGCCAGTTCCATTTCGAATCTCAACATCGTTGAATAAGTTGCCAAGATAGTGCCGATGAAAATAGAATCACCACCGTTGTCTGTTGCAAACGGATCAAATGATACATCGAATGACTCAATAATAACATCATCTCCATCTGCTTGTTTCTCATAAATGTCTAACACATAGACTCCATTTACAGTTGGGTTTGAATGCTCTGTAAATCTAACTCCAAGAGCATTGTAATAATCGCCTCGCCCGATTGGAATTAAGAAGCCTAATGGTTTTGTATCGGCTGCTGTTACTAGATTTGTTTCAATTTCTGCTTTTGTATTTAGACTTTCTACATATGTAATTGTGATGCTTGCAGTTGCATCTGCAGCCGCTAATTGTGAGTCAATTCTCATATTAGCATATGTAGCATCATCTGGTAAACATCTCATCCAATATAGTGATCCAGATTCTCCTAAATGATTATATGAAACATACAACCCTTGTCCAAAACTTTTTGTATAATCAGTAATACGTGGTTCGCCCCACTCGCTGATTAAATCAGCTCTTGAACCAACGAAAATAACTTCGTTGTCTCGACCTTTTCTTGATAAACCACACAAGAATCCAATTGTGGATGGGACTGCCTGCACATATGTTGACAGGTCGATAATTTTGGTAAAAACTCCCGGAGATACATTAGCCATGATCTCATCCTCCGCTTAATTTATAATTTCTCTAATAATATCGGCTCTCTAATCTTATCTTCCTTTCCTCTCCAGGTCTAATTCTATAAAATCCCTTTATAATTCTTCAATTCCTTTTAAACGTATAAGTACCATACAAAGATCAAACGTCTATCTGATGTTTTAATCAATGATGGGAATGTAACTCTTGCAAATAAACTGAATTGGCCATTGTAATTAGGAGCCGCACTTTCAGCTGAGAACAATCCTGCTTCACTTAGCTGTTCCCCGTTTGCATCATTTACTCCAATTGTAGTTGTAATTTTTATCACTAAATATCTATCATCATTTAAAGTATCTTGCTCAAACTCAATTATATTAGTTGGTTCTTGGTCAAATATTTTCTTATAAAATCCTGTTGATGGATAAACAAAAGCATCACCTGGTCTAACTTCGCCAGATGTATGATAATCCGCATACAAAGTTCCTGTTGTATCAGCTATCATTACAGGAGAATATAAATATTCGTCACTATTAACGGGCGGAGTTGGGTCAAGAGGGTCAGCAGGTCTTACACCACCCTCACCAACACCAAACCATTGAACCCACTCATCTTTTGTTGGCGTTACGTTTGTATTATTTGTATTAACCAATCTTTGTGCTAACATCTCTCTTTCAAGATAAACAACTAAATTGCTTTTGTGAACTAATTCTTCATTTCCATCATCCCGTTGTTCATAAATATGAACTTCGCCTTGAGGACGTCTACATCCTGGTGAATTTATATTTGCACCATCGGCAAGACAATTCTCACCATAAGCTTCTGTCACAACAATCTTTGTGTCTTTAACCTTTTCCATAATGAGTTTCCTTCTCTAAATCGTAATGAGGTTTTACTTTATATTTTGTTCTGAATTTGTCACATGATTAGATTCAACGTAAAAGTAGCGGGTCATATTATTAAACAATATGACCCGCTTTCATTTCTTAAATTATTCTAAATAGGTACCACAATTTGAACAATATTTGAATGAAGATTTATATGATCTTCCACAACTTGAACAAGTCAATTTGGTTTGAACTGTAATTGGAGTCTGGAGCGGTTCATGTGTTGGGGTATGCCCTTTCATCCTGATGATGATCACCTCAGAAGGATCAAGTGCGCCAATCGAGCTATATTGAAATTGTTGATTCACTTCACTACCTTTTACAGTAATTCCTTCATCTGATACTGGTTGTGAATATGACATATTTACTGTTTCACCAGTACCTATAGAAGCACTAACAACACCAAGAGAATCCATTGAGACATTAGAATGGAATGTTTGAATAGGACCGCCTGAACTTGTATATGTAACCACATTATCAGCTAGTCCTCTAACACCACCACTACCATACTTTATTGTCGAGTCTCCACTAAACCAATTATCATAATTCCAATGATAATGATCTGTGTGATGGTGATGCTCTTCTGTAATAATAGTCTTCTTTCTAATTGGAGCAGCTTTTTCATATGCAAACTCAACTCGAATTATTCCATCATCAACTCTATCGCCCCTATGATCTTGTATCTCTTTTGTTTTTTGAATAAATTTAAATCCGTTTCTTGCAACGATTCCTCTTAAAAAACCTTTTAATTCTGTACTTGAATTTGGTTCAAGAATCAACGAACTATAATCAAGAACATCTTCTCCATCAATACTAATATTAACAGCAGCTTTTCTTGAATTTAGATTTTTTAGATAAATAGAATATTCTGAACCAAATGGGAGGGAAACAAAATCATCTCTCATCCTTAAGATTTTGCCTTTACACTTTACTTCAACAACGAACGCATCTTTGTATGTCATGGGTTTTCTCCTTTTACAGGCCATGGACTAAGACCTCAAATTGAATTTTTGTTTAAAGTCCATTGGTAAAAATACCCTTTAATATTTGTTCTGTTTGAATGGTATGTTTAGAACCAAGATCTATATATATTAATACATGAAGCGAAACCTATTATTCTACTATCATATAAGGAGGGCAAAATAATGTCCGAAACAAAAGTAGAGAAGATCCTAAAGAGGGTCAGGCGAGCAGGAACTGAACTGCTCACAGGAGTATTCGGCGTAATAGAGCTGAATGAATTGAAAGTTCTTGCCGAGCGGGCATCGAAAGAAATCACCAATGTATATGAAGTAGATGGGATTTATCGTTTTACTAATAAACTCCCTCCCCGAGAATGTAGAATTTGCGGTACAGTATTTCCATCAACATGGTCATCTGGTGGTGTCGGTGCAGTATGCTGCGAGTGTCATTCAATACGAAGGTCTCTCGACTTAGTTAATATGGGAGTGATCAAGGATATTGACTTGTTTGAAGAAAAGCCCGATGTTATAACGTATTTATTTAAAGCATGTATTGATGGTGAATGGTATGATTGTAATTCACCATGTGGGGATTGGGCGTACGTCAGAAGGGCACCAAAAGATATATTCTCGGTTCCTGTTGGATATTGGGAACTGCAAACGCTATACCGTCGCCATTACGAGAATAAAGAATAACGCGGAGACCGACTGTGGAGTTCCCGGGTACGGATCATACTCGGCCTCACTTTAAGCAGTTGGTGATTGATCCATCCGCTAGTCACGGTAGCTTAATTCAAAGCGCGCATTTTCAATGTGAGATTGCAGGTATGGAAGCCTGTCCGTGGCACCTCTTCCGATGATATGGGATAAAGCTTCAAGGCGCAAGTCCGGAACTTGAATAACTCACTACTCAAATATCATCGAAGAAAAAGGGTGGTTTGATCTCCACCCTTTTTTTGCCTTACAATTCTTTCCCGTAATATTCACCGTTGTACATAAATGAACCATCTATGATAGTAATCGGATATAAATTAAAATACCCTGTTGCAGGTAATGATTCAACAACACCAAATTGATTTATCCAAAAATTCGGAGCTCCTTTTTTATAATCTGGTTGTATATTACATAGACAACCAAGTGATGTTGCTGTGTGATATCCCTTTCTATCAATCGGTGAAACCTTTGCATACATTTGAGGATTATGAACATGACCATATACAACATTTCCTTCAAACGCATCAAGTGTTTTTACAGCATGATATTTATTCCAATAGAATCCATGAATAACATTTAACTTACCAACTCTATGAATTTCATTGAAAGGTATAATTTCATAACCTCTTTCGATAAGTTTTAAATGTCTTATCATATCAATCATACCTTGTAATTCTGGGTGTTCTTCGCAATACCATTCAATTCTTTGTTCGTGATTTCCAATCATAAATACTCTACGGCAATCTGGTCTTGTAATTGCCTCATGATGTTCTAGTATTTTACAATTGAAATCATCATAATCGTGTAATAATCTTTGTCCTTCTTTCAATAGAGGTTTTCTTTTATTCCATCCAGAAATACAATCTAAAGAAATTTGATCTCCCATATAAACAATTTCATCCGGGTCGTAATCGACTATAAAATCATCTACAGCATCAAGAACTCTTTCTTCATAATGTGGATAATGAATGTCAGGCAACAGTACTGTTTTTTGAACTTTAAAAATGTCTCCTGACTCACATGCAATTTTATCCTTACATCTGCTTGAATGTGAACCTGCATATTTATTTACTGTTCTTGGTGAACACCTACAAAGTCTTGCAATCTCCGCGTTCGATAAAAGTGTATCGGCCGCTATTTTTATTATTTCTTTTTGAAGAATTGACATAATTCCATTGCTCTCCTTAATGAGGTATCATTTATATTTTTGTTCTAAAAAGTAAAGTCGGCATCTTAAGGAAACACCACTGTTTATAGGGGATTACAACTAAGGTAGGAAGTAGACCGTTGGTTTAAGACGCATGGCACCCATCATATTTTAGATTGGAAGGTCAAGAACAATACGAGCATCATCTTCTTGTAGTAGATACCCACCATCTTCTTTTAATAAGTAAGGAATATCGGCCTCGACTGTAATTTGAACTAGATCGAATCCATGTGTACAATCAAATGTTCCCTCTGTATCGAAATCTCTAAAACCACCACTTTGATAATATTCAAAATCAAATACACTTGCTGTAGAATCGCTAATAATCTCAGATACAACAAACCCTGTTGTATCGGACGATGGACATCTTAAATAATCATGTATACTGTCTTCAATAGAATAAATTATTTGTTAATCTGTAACAGCACCAATGTCATAGTATGAACCACAATCATATGTTTCTCTTGCATAATAACTTGCATTGGTCCCATCAGTACAAACCATATCACTAAGAATTCTCCAATATATTGTCCAGTCCAATCCTGTTAATGGTTTTGTTTCTTCGCCAGATGTATGGGCAGCAAGGCAAATATAATTTTTACCTATACCAGATTTTACTGTATCATTAATAGCATATGTTTCTCCTGTCTCCCAAACCCCTCTCCAATTTTGGGATGAAGGAATTGCACCAACAAATTCTCTTTGACATACGCTATAATCTCCAGAGCATATAATGCCTTCTGTATCACAACAAGGTTCGCCGTCACCAGTTAAAAAGTCATGAAAATCTACATTAGCATCGGCCGACCAAGAGTCATCAAGAGCAATAGTATTAAACAATCTATTTGCAACTTGAAGATTTTCTAATAGAAGTAGTCTTGCTCTATAAGGTTTGAAAAAATCAATCATTGGAACTAATTGTTTAAAAAATTCTTGTATACCAAATAGAATAAATCCAAATTTTACAAAACCAAAACCGATGTTTGCTCTAACCCACAAAGCAAGATCTTTTAATAATGAATATAAAGCGTCTATGGGACTCCCAGCATTATCCAATGCAAGTTTTAAATTAGGATTGATTACACCCAGAACAGTCCCAGCTGTATTTTTATTAATTAAAAAGTTTGTTGCAACTTCTCTTGAAAACAGGTCTAAATATTGTTGGTTACGAGATTTTAAATCTTCTCTACTCATAACTCGACCTTTTGTCAAGGCATCAAAGTCATCTAATATTTCAAAGTTATCTGTTTTGGTTCCATCGTAACATATAAATCTTTCAGGTTTCACTAAATAATCATCGTAACCACAATCAAATAAATTGTTGTACATATAGATGGTAGCCAAATACAATTCCAACATACTTGTATTTTCACCAATATATGTAATCTCTGCTGTTGGTGGAGGGGGTGTTCCGTGTGCAGCATAATAATCATATTCATCTTGGACATACCTTTGAAGGATAGGTATTTCAGCACCGTCAACATCAACTGATGGTTGTATACCAAGATATGGAGTTTTGGATGGTAATCTTATTTCACTAGTTTGATCAAGTTGTAATATTTGAGATGCATTGTAAATCCAATGTGGATCAGATGCTACTAAATTATTATATGGTATTCCTATAGTACTTGGGTTTACTGTTGTACCGGCAACAGCGGTTCCTGCAAAATAAAGACTATCAGGAGCATCTTTCTTTAAAAAGAACTCATAAATATCAACTTCAGTTACACCATAATATTGAAGAACATCCACAAGAGATTGTGGTGTCCCTTTTACTTTATACAAATTAACTAAATCAAGAAAGAATTGAACCTTTTGTTCAAGTGGGTTTTCATCAACATCTCTTAATGATACTGAAAGATCGTACCCCATACTTCTGAATAATTCATCAAGATCTGAATTGGTTAAAGCGTGTGGGTCAGATGATTGAAGAGCAACAGATGATTGCGTCCTAAAAGAGGCATACAAATCAATCATAAATTTGCGAAGTCTATTATAATCTGCGGTTTCAAAGGTGAACTGATCAATTACATTTGAAAAATAAGATTCAACTTTTGTTCTGTCAGACTTGGCAATAGCATTGGTAGATTCTGTTACAGTAGTGGATGTATCCCCAGCAACAGCTTTAAAAATCTCCCAAAATTGATCTATTTTATTTGCCATTTAATCTCCTTACGATTCCTCTCTACAATTAATATCGAACTGCGCCTCTCTATTTGTCATATACAAAAAATAATCATCTATTAGTTTTAACTCAAAACATGTAGCTAGAAGCGAACAGTCGGATATAATCCCCGCTGTATCATACAATTCCCAATGATCATATAAATGAAACTGTAGATATAAAAATATTATTTTTGATAGTGGTGTTGATAATACATCAAGAGAAGCATAAACATAAGTAATACCTGACGTTGCATCGGTTATAACTTCAACAGATGTTGAATCAACAACAGAAGTCGAGTCTACCAGTATCAGAGCAGTGGAATCGTGCCTGTATGCTAATAAAACATCAAGCATTAATAAATCATCTGTTTGTAAATTAAATATATTACTACCACCTTCTGCCTCAGATGTAGGAACAAGGTATTGTGATCCTGGATATATATTTAAACGCTGTGCTGTTAGAGTTGGCCAACATTGACGCTTATCTTCATTTTTGTAAAAATATGTATAGTCATCATAAGGATAATTTTCATTGCATAACAACTCAACAACAGTTCCTTTGGATATAAACTGTTCATCAATTGACACCGGTATAGGAATCTCATATCTATTAACAAGAGATGACTTTACAAAGTTACTAAAGAAACTTTGAAATTCTGGTATAAGTTGAGAGTTTGCTAAAATCATTTAATCCCTCACATCAGTCTGAATTAAATCAGCTGTGCTCATCATATCAAGTGT